TAATTTAGTACTATCTCCCCCTACATGTTCTTTGACTGATGTTGGAAATGGATTAACTGTATAGTTACCAGATTCATCAAATGTTCTACGAGCTAAGGTGTCTTCTATGATTGCATAATCTGTTGCTCTAACTTGTTTAACTAATACACCTTTATTAATTCGAGCTAGTAATACAAAATTACCTATGTTGTCACTAATGTCTTGTTTTACTAGTGTAGTTGTAAGTGAGTATCTATGAGCACCTGGTGCAGTTATATTTGGTGTACCTTGAGCATTATCATTAAGCGATGCATCTTCACCCGAACTAACAATAGCTTCTGTAATCTTAAGACCCACATCATATGAAACTGATGTTCCATATTTGGACAATACAATTGTATCTCCCTTAACAACTAAGAAGTGTTTCTTAATATAATAGATACCCTCATCAATCGATACGAGTGATCCAAAACCAGTTTCTGTTATAGTAGCTGTTAATGTTTGTAGTACACTTCCATCTTCATTGATGATGTCACCAGTTAGAGTCGCAGTACTTGCAAATGATGTACCTGATGTATAGTTGACATATAATGTAACCGGATCACTTCCCGTAGCATCTTCAACGTGTACAACTTTGGCCTTTACCTCTGTACCACCTTCTGATAAGATTAATGATTTAAATAAACTAACATCAGAAGCAGTCGTAGTGACCTTTAAATAGTTTACATTATTGTATGGATATACGTTACCCGGAATAACCAAGGAACCTTCTTTAAAAAGATGATCACCTACTGACGAGACCTGATTCTGTAGTATGGTCTGCATCTGAGTAAGTTCTCGAGCCTGAACAGCATGTGCAGGACGGAATAGAATTCGATTGTATTTCTCTCTTGGACTTAACCCATCAATTGCAGTGGGGGTGTCGAAATCATCCCAGTAAGGTTCGATGTTAAACTTTGTTGCCATTATTATTATCCCCTAATTTAGAATGCTAGTACTAATCTAATTGTTTCGATTTGGTCTTCACCTCTACTTACTGCTTGTCTGTTCTCTATAAACACAACATCGCCAGAGTACTGTTTTATATCAGCACTATTGAATTGTGAAACAGTAGCACCACCTGTATCTTCAGAAGCCTCTCTTATAACATCATTAACCACAAAGGTTACATAACCTGTAGATAGATCTTGTGTAAAGAATATGATTCCATTAGTGTCATCATATGACACAACTCTAGCTCGAGCATCTGATAAAGTTCCTTTAATTAACATATCAGGTGTATACGTACTGTTGGTTGTGACCTCTAGTGATTGACATGCATTATATACAGGATCAGATGCAATAGAGCCATTAGCCGCCAATGGATTCTTAATTAAAGCAATTTGTCTAAATTCGTTAGTGTTTGGAATTGCATCTGATCCTAAGAAAACTTTATTTAAAGCGATGTAGTGACTTCTTAAGTCTCTACGAGGATCTGCACCGAAGCCGCCCTTAGGTCCAATCACACATCGACCAGCAGCATCTGCGCCACCACCACCAGAAACTACAACGGTTGCATGTGAGTATCCTAATCCAGGAGTATCAATAATCATGTCGTCGATATATCCAGTCTCAACTAAAGTTCCAGTACCATCATCTGCCGTCTCCATTACTACGTGTGCAGTTGCACCTGAACCATCACCGGTGATGGTGAGGGTTGGTGCACTTGTATACACAGAACCACCAGCATTAGTCAACTTGATGTTATATAATGCACCATCAATTGCGTTTTCCTGAGTACTCCATTGGTTTTGTAAAGCTAAGTCAGCGTCTGGTCCAGGGTTTGATGTAACGTATTGTACAGGAACAAAGTCAGTTGTTAAGAACTTATCGGTAGTACCAATAGATACAGTGAATAAATATTTCCAAGTGTACTTATCAGACAACTCTTCGACACCAGTTAATTTTGGACCGATCGTGTCTGGGTTTATTGTTGACCCAGCTGGTCCTGATTTAATACATACATAAACATTATTGTTATTAGTAATGATAAAGTACTCAACTGACTCAGCTTCTATGTCTGGTAGTTGGTCATCATACTCGTTATAAGTACGTCCAGTTGCCCACAACTTACAAGGTGCGGCTGATACTATTTCATTAGTGTCGACTTTTTTAAGACCATATAGGTTGTCCCACAAGTTATTGATAGTACCATCATTTTCGTATGGTTCATCTGGGGAAGTTTCATCATCCCAAGCCATAGCTCGTCCCAATGCGACATAGTAATTGTCTTGAAGATTATTACCATTCGAATCAAAAGTTTGTTGAGCTAGACTAGATACAAACCGCTGGGTTGCATCCAATCTAAATTCATTTGTTATAATTGCTGACATTAATTATCTCCTATATTCCGCTTATTTCGACTTTACAACCGATTTGTGTACCAATGCTTTTATTTATAACGTCCTCAAAAGTAAACTCAGAGTAATCGTAAATAGGTCTCCAATTTGAAAATTTAACATTTCCAAAATGGTCCCAAAGGTCGAAGTTAGTGTTAACTCCTTTGTTAAATTTAAATTCTTTTTCTACAAATGTTCCTAATTCACTAAGTGTTGCTGTATATCCCCTAACATAGTTGTACTTAGGAATTCGCTCTCTATCGTAATCTAGAGCAGTCTTATCTTCAACATGAAGTTCATATGTAACAACTGCTGCAGCGAATGCCAATAACTTCTTATGAAGTAATTCAAATTGGAATCCAGGCTGTCTAGGGATAAGGCCGAATGTAGTGACGTTATTGTTTTGAAGAACTTCTTCAATGAATGTTATGAATATGAATATCTCACCGAAGAAGATAAATCCAGCTGGATGAATCAATCTCGTAAATGCAGACTTCCATTCATCAATATTCTTACCAGTTTTTAGAACATAAGAAAACTTCTGATAGAAGTATGAGTCTTGAAGATACTTTGGAGATATCTCTTCAGATAAAAATCCATCTGTAACAGTGAATAGACCTCTTCTAAATATCGTTACAATATCACCTACTACTAACTGAGAAGTAAAAATTAATCTTCCATGCCAATGATCATCATCCATTCTAAAGTGAGTCATAATGACTTCAGGTGTATCTACAAATACATCATTAACGAATACTAACCCGTCATCGTATTTAGGATGAAACCCATGATCATCATTACCATCTAGTATATACGTATTGGCTGATACTGTGTATGTGTATGCTGGTGTATGTGATAGTTCAGATACAGTTCCAGCAAGGAAGTCTAGGTGATTTTGTTTTAGATCATCACTGTGATCAAACCATTTACCATCAGATGGTATTAACATATCATCTTTAGGGAAATATATCTCTACTTCATCGTCGTATATTAATCTGAAGAATGATTTAATAGATTCAGGTGTTCCCCTAGATCTATAGAAGTCTACTAAATGCTTATAGAATAGTCTTGGATCAGCTGCGAAGGACCTTGGAATTGGAGTACCAATTTCATTCTGTAATTCATTAAGTAAGTGTTCTTCAACTAAGTCGATGTTTCGTTGTTGAGCTAACTGATTAAGATAGAATGCTGATCCATTTCCAGCTGTCCACTGTTCACGAACATCAGAATCATTCATTGCTGCTTCACAGCTTGCTTTGTCTGTTAAATCTGTATCTGTACATCCGGATTTAGTTTCTAGATATAATGCATATACCTTAATGAACTCAATCAGTTCCGGATAACTAGTAGCTACATGTTCAGGTACTAAGTCATCTACAAACGAAGATATATTAACGTAATTACCTGCCATTAGCTACTAACCGTATTGTAATCAATACCTGCTGTTGTACCACCAACTATCATAGTATCAACTTCACCTTTAATAGTTGCATTAGCATAATCTATTGTTAACAATTCATTTCTCATAGGTGATATATCTGAAGAAGCTGGTTTAGCATTTATCTTTAATATACTACCCGAACCAACAATAGCTGATAGAGTAAATCCTCTTAATACAACCTTACCAACATCAATGAATACTTCACCAACATTATGATTTCTTATCAAGCTGTTATTGTTAACAATTTTAATAATGTACTTATTTTCAGCAGAATCATAAAAATCTTGAAGGGTACATGTATCACCGTTATAGATAAATGATGTTGATGTTATATAACTGTCACCAAGTAATTGTAATGCTTGATTGAAGTTAAACTCATAGAACTTAGTTTCACCTAACGTAGGTGTGAATTTCTTAAACATACTAACTCGAGTAATGTTTGATATGATGGAAATGTTAACATCATCGATAACTCCAATCAGATTAGAACTTCTGAAGACACCATCAAATGTTTTTAGATTGTCTGTATTGAAATTATTAATTCTATTCCTTATTAAACCTGATAGGTCTGCTTCTGTTACATTTGCTGTATTAGGATTATACTTATAATAAACCTCTAAGCTGATATAAGTGTAATCTGGATCTACTAAGATTGGTGTGATAGACACAACGTTCTTAGGTTTAAGGTATAAACTAATAATAGTATCCTTATCCACTTGTGACAATACTTCACCATCAAGAGGTTTAATTGATATATAAACCTTACCGTAATCTGGTGGGATATTATCTTCTCCACCCCATACAGTTAATGTGTCTACATCTCCCCACGTATTCTGAATAATACCTTTATAGTCATCCGGAGTAACTGCTCTGTTCTGTGCTACAAATCCTAACGGAGCGTTAAACTTAATAGAGTCCATAGTTTCAGCTGGTGCACCACCAGATGCTGTACTCAAAGTAGTAATGAATGCTTCAGTGTTTCCACCTACACTACCAGTTAATAAAAACTGAGATGCTCCATTGATATCTCCAGAACCAACTGTAACATAACTAATAGAAACAATATTACCCGCTTTAGGTTTTCTTCCGATATTGCCATCACCAAACTTAACTTCATAAAACCCACCCCTAGACTCTTCAAGGAAGAATACTTCAGAACTTCCATCGATGTTAGTGATATTGGGAGCAGATGTATATGGTGTAGCTAACGTTGACGTAGGGCTTTCAAAAATGTCTACTAACAGTGAATCAGTATTAACAAAGTTCTCGAGAATTATATATCGTTCAAACCCTGTATCATCATACGTAAATGTTCTACCATTAAGCACTCCTTGTATTAACTTAACATTTTCAAAGATGTACTTTCCATCAGCATTTACGTTAGTAGTATATGTAGATGAAGCCATTAATTTATAAGTAACAGAATTGATTACAGTACTGAATTCAGTACCTCTTAATATTGATAATGCAAGGTTATTACCAGCATCATCTACGACATTGTGAGTAGGATTATTAAGCTCTATGTTAACATAAGCGATTGAAGACTTAGTCGATCTTGGAGTGTATCCTAATAACTTAGCATGACTTACTACAGACTCTCTTAATTGAGCTGTATCTAAGAACGTTTCATTTAAAGCGAAGTTAGCATTAACTGAATTGATGTGAGTGATATAAGCCAACACATCGATGATGGTATTCATTGCAGAACCTTCAAAGTTATAATCTTGGAACGCACCAGGCTGATCCTTCATATATGTAATCAAGTTGGACTTCAGTTGATTGTAATCTAACTCACTTGCATTAATTCTTCTATTACTCATCGTATTCTCTCTAGTGTGGTCTCTACATCTAATATAGAAGATGTGGAAATAATTTGAATTGTTAATGTAATTAGTACATCATTTCTATCAGGAAACGTCCTCACATTTACATTTAATACCTTCACTCTCGGTTCATCATTTGATATAGCATTCTTTATTTGAGACGCAATTGCCGCAGCAGTAATAGTTGTTATATTCTCAAATAAAAACGATCTTAGGTTTGCACCAAAGAAAGGATTAAAAGGTCTCTCCCCATGGTTAGTTCTTAGTATGTTTAAGACACTTTGTCTTATGGCATTAACGCCTTTCGTTACAGACACGTCTTTAGTATTTACATTTGTCCTAAATATAAAGTCTAAGTCTGAGTATATTTGTTTGTGTGCTATTAGTGCCATGTATCTATTTATTCAGATATGGGATCATTTAAGTATATATTTTCTCCCTCACCTTGTCCTGATTGTATTTTAATACTCTTTTTAGAGGTAATTGTTATATCATCATCTGCATCTAGGTTTAACGTCTTAAAGGCTTTAAGGTTAATATCATCTTGGGCTGTAATATGAACAGATTGTAATGTATCTATTCGAATATCTGCTCCCGCATCTATATCGATTATACCATCAATGTTAATAGTAGCATTCTGTTCTCCCTTAACAATAATATTACCACCTACATGAGCATCAAGATGACCTGCACACGATACAATTACATTATCACTGGTTAGTATATTCACGCTTCCAATAACTTCTATGGTATCATCACCAACCACCAATTGGTAGTTAGGGCCATTAATTCTTTCTACTTTAGATCCATCAGCATTCAATTCATAAAATGTTCCTGACTTATGTCTTTGGTATATTCGTTCTTTACCAGGAGTATCATCATACTCTTTAACGTGGCCAGACTGTGTTTCATATACATGATTAAATGGGTATTTCGGGGAGAAAGAAGATAAAGGCTGTTCCATTCCAATTTGGAGATCATCTGGATCTGTTGATACACCACCCCTTGCCCTTACATTATTATCTGGCTCGGTGAGCTTCCTAGGGAAATTTTCCTCAGCATCACAAAAACCATTTGAAATATCTCTAAAACTTTTCCCACTAATAGTGGGCAAACTACCTATCACCATCCAAGCTTGACAATCATTATCTGTTGGTACACAAATCACCCACGAACCTTGTAATAGATAAGTTGAATGTCCTATACCTGAAATGCCTGGAGTAGTTGTTCCAGCCATTACTAATGCCCATGGAAGGTCTTTAGTAGGGAGATCCACTTGATTTTCTGGGTGTACATTTACGATTCTAACTTGAACCCTTCCAAGAAGCATTTCATCTAAAATGTTTTCTACAACCCCGTAATAAAATTCCATAATCATAATTAACTCCTAGCCATTTCAATTATTTGTGTATATGTACCATCATCAATTCTATGTATAATCTTAGAGATAATATAATGTCCAGTAAACTTAGCATCTGTTCCTTGTCCAATCCTACGCTTAGGTAAATTCAATACTATCGTACCACCAACTCCAAGATTAGGAATAGCTGTACAGTGATACGCTGTGACTCTAGTATTAAAGGTTGTTGATAGTATTGTGTTCATACTACACACATTATAATAATCATCAGAGTTTAATAACGGTCTTACATCATCTGTGTACATATCCATTCTAACTGGATGGGAAACACTAACTGCATTAGTATATACCCCATACTGGGTCTTAGATAATTCAGAATTAGATATATCTATATTGGTAACACTCTTACCGTATATACCATTCGCTATCTTAAAATCCATATTCTCATGATCCGAATGCACTATAATCTTTTCTGCATAGCCTATTTGTGAATTAGATGATATGTTCATGCGTTTATTATCAATAATTACAGGGCCTATTTCAAATAATGGTGTCTGCCCTTCGATCTGTTTTAAAGAATTTAATGTAGATCGTGCATTATCGACAAGGCGTTGGAATATAAAGAATGGATTGTTGTCCCTATCATATGCTTGTCTCTTCAATTGATCTATAGCTTTCTTAGGACTTATGTTTGGGGCAATATATCTACCTTGAGTTGCAGAGTCTGTTATAACATTTATAGTGCCCTCTCCAAACATCTCTTCATGAATTAGTTTTATAATTTCAGTACTTTTGCCTTTAAATGATTTAGCTATAAGTCTCATAGAGTTTACCATATCATTAATAGATCTTAAATTAATTACATACATCTTCTTCAGTACAGATGATGATACATCCACTGATGTGACACCATTAATATAGAACTGAAGAAGAGTATTCTGACTAACATAGTCATATTTTATAATAACTTTATTCTGGCTACTAATAGCAGTTTCTAGTAATCCTACACCATCAACTACTTCAATACTACCTTGAAGATCTCCAAAGAGACTCTCAGTAATATTAATATTTCGTACTTGGTCAGTTATATCTAGTGCACCAGCATCAGTAGTGATACTTACACTAAAATTAGATACTTTCATTATTGCAGCTCTCTTTTAAACTCTGTAATAAACTCTGAAATAAACTCTACCCTAACAGCCCTAACATATCGATGACGTGCATTTAATAACTCTTCTTGTTCAAAATTACTCACAGGTCTAGTACCCGCTAATCTAGGAGCGACAATTTCTTGAGTAATCTTATCAATATGATATGCAGGAGCATACGCATTACTGACTATCTTATATGCGTACATCATATTAGAAGTGTCTCTAATAATATTCTCCCCTGATTCTAAAAAGTTGATATTAGGTGTTGTTCTCTCTATAACAATGTATTTGTTATTAGTATGTATCTCTTTAATTATACCCTTGGCTTGTGATAGCTGTCCTTCTACTTGTTGACCAACAGCAAGACCCTTAGTAACAGTTACGATATCATCTTCAGTAACAGCAGCTAGATATTTGTATTTATTTTGACAATATTCATGCAGCTGTGATTGTGATTTAGGCCAATCGTTCCACACATTTTTAAGGTTAGAATTAATTAACATAAACACCCAGTGATACTGGGGAGTACCATATAGTCTTTGACTTAGTTGATCTGGTCTTTCACCATCTTCAATCTTAATATAACTATAGAATGTTTGATGATCTAGTAATCTGGGTGAAGCTCCAACTAGATTTGTTAAGTCAGTTATGGTATCGAATACACCATCACCATTAAGGTCGTATGGAATTGTTTTAAAATTTGAAAAATAACTCATATTAGAATCCTCCCTCTTCTACATCAGCACGATATATTGGCATAATTTCCTGTAAGGTAATACTTAAATCAATTTCAACTGGATGATTATTCTGTTTAAAGAATGAAGCTGCATTTGGGTTATATGTCACACTCACATTAGATATTACCATTGGAGGCATCGATGGAAAACTAGATACACCATGAAATGATAATACAACGTGATCTGGAACAGTTAACGTAATTGCACTCTTTCTATCGGCATGAGAAGCTGCCCTAAATATTTTAACAATATTAGCACAATCAACTGATTCTTGTGCATTATCTGGTAAGAACTTCCAATTAAAAGAAAATGATCTTAATACAGTATTTTTATATTGCATATATTCATTTGGATTCAATGCCTTACCCATAGATCTTAACATTTCATCACCAATGACTGCTCCAGCACCATAACCAACTGCCGCCGATCCTATTGCTGCATACTTACCAACCATTGGAACCTTTTTAAGTAGCTTAGCATTAGATCCTAACTTACCTAGAATACCACCTAATCCTGCAGCTAGAGTTTCAGCTCCTGCAGCTCCACCAACCATAACATCTTCGGAGGAGATACCCATTGCTGAGTTTTTCTTATCATCTCCAAAGACATCCAGTTGATCCCACATTGCAGCAGTCGCCCGAGATTCTTGATCATAGTTCATTGAATCATTAACAGATATGCTAGGAGTCATATATAATGCAACAGTTTTATCAATCATACGCTTACCTGATTGTGCTACTAGATTAACTAGTTCCTTGTGCAATTCTACTTGTTGTTGTTTTTGTGCTGCACTCAAGTACTTTGCATCAGGGTCATTTTTATAAGGTCGAGCTGTTTTCTGAACACCATCTGGATTTGCATTAATTAAATTAATTTCGGTGTGAATGCTTTGGAACTCTTCACTCCAGTTTCCATCTTGTATCCTCATAAACTCAAACATGATAAAAGGTTCTGGAGCTTCATTAGCTGATTGACCTCCACCAGGTTCAAAGAAGCCAGCCTCTGCTCTTTGTGCAGCCCGTTCACCCTGATCAAACAAGTCGTCAGAGTTATAGCTTAAAGAGTCACTATAATTATTACCTAGGGTTTGGGGATATGATAGAAAGTTACCTTGACCCGATTGACCATTCTTACCTACTCCTGCAGTCCATGCATCTGAAATTTCACCGAAGAAATCACTAACACCATCAGCTATGCTTTGAAAGGGGTTTGCCATAATTGGATACCTAGTTATTAATTGTATAATACTTATTTATAATGATTACATAAATAATAACATGAGAAAAACTTATAGTGGAAAATGGAAACCCAAGTATCCCCACAAATATAATGGAGATATTACTAAGATTAGGTACCGATCTTTGTGGGAAAGGAATACCTTTCGTTGGATCGAGAAGCAATCATGGGTAAGATGGTGGAACTCTGAAGAGACCATTATACCATATATTTGTTCAACAGACAACAAACCTCATAGATATTTTATTGATTTAACTATTAAGACTACCGATGGCAAGACCGTCCTTGTTGAAATAAAGCCATTAGCCCAAACCAAACCACCTAAAAGAAAGAATCTAAATGAAGCAATGACATATATGAAGAACACATCTAAGTGGAAGTATGCTAAAAGATACTGTGATAATAGAGGGTGGAAGTT